CATGTGTATTCGTATTATGTCCGCATTTATATCGTTATCTTCAAAGACCTTTACCACTTCTTTATATGGCACAATCACAGCGGTTCCGTACTCACTCGTTATAATAAACGATTCTCCGTTTTCAACTCTATTCATTAGATTATCAAAATCATTTTGAAAGTTTTCAATTGTAAATGTTTGAAGTTCGTTTAATTGTTGATTCATTTTTTTATAAAATAAGTTTTATAAATCGGGCATAGAGGATTTGAACCTCTGACCTTCCCGCCCCAAACGGGACGCGCTACCAAACTGCGCTAATGCCCGATGTGTATGAGAACATTATAGACCGAATGGATGGATCTGTCAATCTTCCTCTTCTTCATCTTCATATGTGGATGGTTCTTCAAAAAGTTCATCAATTTTTTGTTGTAAAACTTTTTTTTGTAATTCCTCAAAATCTTTGTCAGTAAACTTTACCATGAGTAACCCGTCTCCCTTTTTAACTCCTTTCATTTCTGGATGTCCTTTTATTTTTGGATTTTCTTGATATCCAAATCTTTCATACATTACCATCCAACCCTGGACTATCATAGAAATAGCAATTAAAAGTAAAATTATGAATGGAATAAAATATAGGACTTCCATTTTAAGAAACCCAATTTTTTATTAACCATATTGAATGAATAATTCCAAAAACGAATAATGCACCAATCACTCCACTAATCCAACCAACACGAATTTCATGTTTTTTAATTGCTTCTGCAATAGAAAGATCGATCATATCTTTAATTTCTTCTGGTGTCATCTTTATTTCCAAAAAATTTTTCTAAAGGATCTTTTTTGGTTTTTATAATTTCACATGATCTTTTATAAAACATGTTATTTACATTTCCAGATTTTTCAAAAGTCTCTTTAATGCGGACCCAATTATCATATGTATGTTGATCCATAAATTTTAGATAGTAATAGTACTATATACTGGATTATTTTTTTAATAATCAATAATTGTTATGAATTCATAATATATTATCGAACTTCAAAATCTAATTTACGAACTTTACGTTTTTTTCTTGCTTCATGAAAAGCAATGTCTTGGTAAGAAAGTCCTGTTGGTTTTTGATTATCATTCAATGAATTTAACATAATTATTTTAGACAAGTCAACTGCAGATATTTTATCTCCACGAATTGTTGCCATATTTGGACATCCACAACAAACCGTCTTTATAGAGTATCCTGTTATTTCTTTGTTACAATCTTTGCATCTTATTGATATCATTTGTATTCATCCCGTTTATTGTAAATGTGATCTTAATTGCCAAATAAATTTTCCATGAGATTCCATTAAATCTTGAACTAAGTTTGCAGTTGCATATGACTTTTGTTCTTCAGATTCTTCTGAAATTTCTTTTAACATATCACAAAACTTTTCATTATTTTCAAGAAGTTCCGAAATCATATTATTTGCTGTAGTGGAACTTGATGCTTCTTGAATTTGAGTAACTTCAAGCATTCTTGAAAGAGAACTTAATGGTTTAACATTTAAGTATCTCATATGTTCTGAAAGTCTATCAATTTCTTCAAACATTGTCTCATATTGACTACCAAAAAGTTGATGAAGTTGAGTAAAATCTGATCCAACTACATTCCAATGAAATGCCCAAGTTTTATGAAACAACACAAAAAGTGAAGACTGAGCATCACTTAGAAGTTTAAATAATTTTTCCATTATACTTTTTTTAAAGTATTTATCAAATGGGCAAAGAGGGATTTGAGTCTTGTCTTTCTCCGTGTAAAAGAGGCTCTACTACCACTGAACTACATGGGATTACTTTTCTCTTCCTTATAAAGTTTGAAGTAAAAGTTTATAATATCTTTTCTTCATTTCATCAATTGTATTCATATCATTCTCAAATCCCATATATTTTGTGAGGACGTAAGAACCTTCCAATTCACTTAGAAGTCTTGCAATATTTATAGAATTAACTTCAACTTCCATAAGAAAAAGATGTAAAACATTGAAAATTGATTTAAAAGCGGGTAAGGGGTGCCGCCCCCCTGCCTAGACCTTGGAAGGGTCTCACGCTACTGTTACGCCATACCCGCATACAAGACAATCATAAGGTATTTAACCCAGATTGTCAAGTGTCGTGTTAATGGTAGGAGGGATTTCTATGTGCGGACAGAATCACCTTTTCCATCATCCAGCCGTAACCAGCGAGAGGGATTGCACTTCCTACGGTTTGATGGAGTAAGTTTGATATATCTCATAAGGACATAACAGGGACTTACCCTCTATCACTTTTATATATGGAGTATTATACTCCAACAGGCGTATCAGGACTCGAACCTGAGATGAGGAGGTAGAAGCTCCTAGTGATAATCCACTTCACCATACGCCCATAAAGTAGGTTCCTATCGCCGCCGTTCCTGAACCTACCGAAGGGGAACGCCGCAGTTGATCTCTCAACCATTACATAATACTAGTAATAAGTTGAATTGTCAAGGTGGGTAGGGAGAGATTTGAACTCCCGTAGGCAGAGCCAGCGGATTTACAGTCCACCTCCATTAACCACTCGGACACCTACCCATAAAGAGACCTTCCTGTTTGAGCATCGTTGAGAGGCTTGGAAGGTTTGGGATTTACTTGAAGTTTGGACCTCCAACACCCATGAAAATATTGTATCAGTCTTTTGGACAGGTGTCAACCCATGAAGCGCAAATTCTCATTGGTGGACCAAGTGCTTTGCATTCTTTTGTATAGCAAGTTTCTTCATTATTTTTTTCTTCGACATATCTTGGTTTATACTTTTCATCTGCTTTTTGAATGATTTGATCGTACTCTGGTGTTACATTCTCAATCGCACGATCTACATCTCTTTTAATTCTTCGATCTAATTTTTCAGGATCTTTGAGAATAAAGTCATTAATAATTGTCTGTGGAAAATATCTTCTTTGAATCTCATCCAACAAATCCCATAATGTTTTATCTGAAATATGAGTACATTGAGAAAGAACTGCAATAATTGAGGACAATATAATTCCTACAATTGCATATTGTTTAATGTCTGGTTTCTTTTTACCGAAATTGAAATTAAACATAAAAAAAGGGAGAGTTCTGCATCACCCTCCCCTATTTATTAACGCTTATTCATAAAACTCTACCATACCAAAAATCACTTGGAACTTTATCAACAGAATTTATATATTTGTTTTCTTTTCCATTTGTAATCCATTTTTTACCATAACATGGATTTTTCTTTCCAAGTTTTGACTCAATATGTTTTCTTTTTGTTTCTGGATTTTGGTGGGATTTGATTGCTAATTGTCTTCTTTTTTCAATCATTTCTGGTCTATTAAAAACTTTTTTAGCGGATTCACTTTTCTTTTTTATTACTTCTGGTCTTTTTAATGCTTCAATTAAATTAATTCGTGCTTTTTCTTTGTATTCAGGATTACTCATAGGATTATATTCTGTTTTCATTAACTCACTTCTTTTCTTACTTGCTTTTTCTCCAGCACCTTTATTACAATAAAATCCAGTAGAAGTTTGTTTTGCTCTATTAGCAAAATGAGGATTTTTATCTATTTCATAAAAGTCGTGAAGAATTATTTCTGCTTTAAGTGCTTCTTCAACACTTTTAAAAGTTTCTAAAATAATTTTTTGAGTGGGTTGGAAAGTTTTATCTCTAAAACTTCCAAAATAACTTATATCTTCTTCTGGAAGACATTTACACTCTCTTTTTCCAATATAACCTTTTCCATATTCCTCATAGGAATAATAAACATAAAAGTGTTTCATACTACTCCAACTTGCTGACTTTATTATTTATATAAGAAAGGAGTGCCTAAGCACTCCAATCTCACCTGAAAAGTGTCAGCAAGTCAGGTATATCTATTTAGGAATCAGTATCAATTAAAACTAATTTATTAGCATAATCATAAGCATATTCAGTTCTAGGTCCTTTATGACCCCAACGTATCCATTTACGTGCGAGACGCATATAGTCATTAATAGACTTACCTGGAGTTTTCATTCCATCTTCAATCATTTTCCAATCATTTTCATGAATAATATATTTTAACTGAGTATCAAGTGTAGAAGGATCTCCACCAATACTAGCAGCAAATTTACCAAGACCATAATAACGAGTGGCATCAGTAAATTGAATTAATCCATAACCACCAGAACGACATTGATGATAGGGAATTCTGGCGCCACCTTCACAGATATTCGGGATAAATGTAGACTCTTGACGAATATTACCCATGATAGTGGCGAGGGCATTTTTATCAGTCACTCCTTTACCCTGAAGAAACTCCAGAGTATTGGATTCATAAGTATTACACCCTTTACAAATTAACCTTTTTTCTTTAGGTTTTTCGGGAGCAACCTCTTTGGTCGCTGTCTCCTGAGTTTTGTTCACTTCTGAAATTTTAGAAAGTTGTTGTTCTAAAGTTGAAGTCGAAGCAAAAGTCGGTGTTGGCAGTGTTGCCGCTGATGTTGCAACCGCACCAAAAAGAGATACGGTTACAATTGTAAGGTTTGAAAGCATTTAGTTAAATAGAACTCTACATCCGTATAGGCAAAGGAGTGGTTCCTCTTCTCAGAGGCAGTGCCCACGGCTCTAATTTCAAGTCAAAGACTCATGATGAAAAAACCCTGCTCATAACAGGGTATCCCCTTAAGGACTTTTACATAATAAGTGATTATTTAGGATTTGTCAAGTGTTCGGTTCTACCACCTTCATTCCTCTTTCTCTAAGCACAAATATTCAATCGTTTCAACCTCATCGGAAATATTAATCCATTCATTAAATTCTGCAAAAAGTGCCTCTGCATTTGTATGACGATCAGATTCATGAAGTAGTTTAATTTTTTTAATCGCCCAATCACGAACTTGTGTGATTGATTCACTTTCAATCTCTGTTTCCATAATAATCTTTTCGGAAATATCTTGATAATACATTACTATTGTAGAATGCTGGTTCTCCATTGTCAAGTGACTCTGTGAGAACGTCGTATTTAAATAACTGTCTTGTCTCTTCGTAATTTGTTTTACCTTTTGTTTTATGTAAAGATAAGATAGTTCTACTAAAATTTTCTCTCCCAAATTTTTCAATATCTTCTTTAAGTTCTGGACAGGATCCATAATAATCTTTCCAATTAGATTCTGACTTTACTTTTCTTTTTTTACCTTTAGGCGTTCTATAACTCCATAAGTATTTACGACCAATATATCTTTTACCATTTATAAGGTTTTGTATAAGATAAACAAAACCAAAAAAATCTTGAATATCAGATGAATTAAAAGGTTTACCATC